GACTGGAAGCCCGCCAATGCGGCAGGGCCGACGCCGGTTAGTGCGCTGTATGCGGTCTGGCCGTATTGCAGCAACTGGCCGACACCCACGCCGCCCGAGCCGCCCATCATGCTCACGGCCTGCCCGGCGCCCCCTCCAATCCCCAGCGCCGCGCCGATCTGCATCACGATTGGCCTGGTGACGGCCATGTGTGCGAGTTCGGCGAGCATCTGGCGGAAGGCGTTTTTCAGCGAGTCGGCGAAGGACGAGAACCCGTCGCCGATGTTGCGCCAGGCGTCCGCGAATGCGCCGTCTACGCGCTCAAGGGCGGATTCGGTCCACTGCGCCCACTCGGAAGTCGCCTTGGTGTTGTCTTGCATCTGGCGTTCGTTTTCAGCCAGAAGAGCGGTCCACTTGCCGGTCGGGTCTCCAGTGCGCTGGATCTCGGCGCGCAGCTTGGCCTGCTCTGCCGCGAAGTCCTTCGCTGCCTTGCCGGCCGGGTTGATCTTGTCTTCCAGGCGCTCCAGCTCGTCGATGTAGTCGCGGATCGCGTCGCCCGGGCCGGTGGCGTCCAGATCCTTGAGCTTCTTGCCGAGCTTGCCGACCGCCTCGCCAGCACCCCCTGCGGCATCGCCGAGCGCCTTGAATGCGGCCAAGCGGTCCTCGAGGCTTGCGGCAGAGTTCGCCATCGCCTCGTCATAAGCCCGGCGCAACGCCTCCGCTGCGCTCGATTGCTCGGCGTAGGACGCCAGCGCCGCGTCTCGCTCAGCGAGAATGGATGCGATGCTGTCGTCGCGCAGCGTGTTGAGCTGGGCAAGCTCGGCGTTCAGTCGCGCGCCGACGCCTGCGAGGGTGTCGTCGCTGAATACGGCCTTGATGCCGTCGCGGAAAGCGACCGCATAGGCGGAAACCTTGTCGAAGCCGTTCAGCACTTCAACAGTCATCAGCTGGATGAAGGCGCGGACGTTCTCGGGGAAGTTCGCGAACGTAGCGGTCATGTTCGCTACGTTGTTGTCGATCAGCGCGCCCCAGCGCCCAGTTGCCGAGTCGAAGATATCGCCGACCACATCAAGCGTCTGCGAGATATCCCCGCCCCACCCGGCGAACTTGCCAGAGATGGCGCTTAGCTGGCCTTCCAGCTGGCCGGATGCAAGCTGAGCATTCAGCTCGTCCAGGGCTTCGACGGCCTGCCGAACGGCCGACTCCATCAAGTCGCCCGCGCCGGCCTCGCTAATGTTGCGCGAGAGCGCGTCCCACGAGTCGCCGAGGTTGGAGATGGCGCCGTCGAGGGTCGCCATCCGCTGAGCCATGGCCCCGGCGAACTGGTTGTTGCCGAGGTCGGTCAGGTAGCGCTCGATCTCGGCGGCGTTGTTGCCGATGTTCTTGGTGACGCCCTGGAAGGTCAGCGAGACCTGATCGCCGTTCTGCTTGGCCTTGATGCCGAACTCTTTCAAGCGCTCGAACTCGCCCGTCGCGGCGTCGGCAACCGCCTCAATCATCTGATTAAGGTCTTTGCCCATTGCCGAAGCCGTGTTGCCGTAGGAGCGCAGGGCTTTCTCGGACGGCGTGAGGCCGAGGTTCACCAGCTTGGTGAAGCCTTCGACCGCTTGCGCGAGGTCGTAGGGCGTTTGCTTGGCGAACTCTTCGAGCGCGGCGAATGCGACCTTGGCCTTTTCGGCACTGCCGGTTGCGGTGATAAGGCCAGCGTTCAGCGTGTCGAACTGGCGCTGTACGCTCGAAACCTTGCCGATGGCAGCCATCGCAGCCGCAACAGAGAGCAGCGGCGCAGCCATGGCCGTGATCTTGCCGGCATAGGCGCCCGCCGAGCGCGCGCCCTGGTCCAAGGCCGCGCTGGTCTTGCGGGAGGCAGCCGCCATTGCGCCGACTTTGCCGTTCGCCTTGTCGTGAGCGTCACCGACGCCTTTGGCCGCACGCTCGGACTTGGCGCCCTTGCTGCTCAGTTTGTCGAGATCACGCTCGGCCCGGGCAACGTCACTGGTGTCAATCTGGATGGCGAGGCTGGCAATGTCGACCATGGCGCTTTCCTTTAGGCATAAAAAAACCCGCCGGAGCGGGTCTTTGGTGTCTGAATCGCGCTAGGTGGCGCAGTGTTTGTTCCACGTCTCGCTGAAGTCGGCGGAGTCTGTTTCGAGCCAGGCTTTGCCAGCCATCACGATAAAGCCCTTCTCGCCCGCGTAACCGCCCATGGCGTTCTTGGCGTTGACGTAGCCGCAGACGATGCCGCTTGTGCGCGCGACGATCTTGCCGAACTTGGCTGACTCGGGGTCGTTCAGCCGCTCGGTGACGATGCGCCTGGCGGTGGCGATTGCGGTGTATTTCTCCTGTTCGGCCTGCCGCTGCGCGGCCTTTGCGGTGTCTCGCTCAAGCTCAAGCCGAGCCTCTTCGGCCTTGCGTGCGGCCAGCTCTGCCGCCTGCTGGCCGCTCTGCTTGGGTGCCAGCCAAGCGCCGACCATGGCCAGCAGCATCAAGACGACGATCAGTTTTGATGTCCGCGACATTCTCGACCCTCCAATGGAAAGCCCGACTGTAGCAAATCGCCAGCTCGGTCGAATGCGGACGGGTCGGTGTTTCTCATCCCGGCCCGGGTGATAGCTTCGCCCTTTTGCCAGGGAGAGCGGCTTTGTCCTCGATTGTTTTTGATGTAGGCCCGAGCGGCGCGCTGGTTGCCGTAGACACGATGTGCACGGACGAGGATGGCCGCTTCCGCAATCACGTCTCGAAAGCCTTCGCTGTGCCGCATCTAAACCTTGTTGTGGCCGTCACGGGCTGGCTTGATCTGGCCGAGCGATTTGTTTTCGCGCTCAACCGCTGCGGCTTCGTCGAGCATGACGAAGTGGCGGCTCACGCGAGCGATCTCCTCGCTGAAATCTGGAAAGACCGGCATGCAGGCCTTGGCGAGCCCTCTGCTGGGTCCAATCCAGATATCGTCACTTCCACGATTTTCCAATTTGGCTACTCCGCTAGTCGTGGTGCGTTTGAGGTTGTCCAGTACGCATCGGGCGAAAGCTTCCGCCCGCAGCGGACCACCGACGTTGCCGCGCACAAGCCTCCGGCGCCGCTGGTGGGCGAGCCAGAGCAGGGCAATGCCGAGATCGTCCGAGTCATGCGCAGCCAGCGATTGCACGAGCAGCGCAAGCCGCCCGAAAGCAGGGTTCACATTGGCGGCAGCATCCTGGTCTTTGTCATCGACCATCGCGGCATCGCCATACAGCGCATCCACGACTTCGACTGACTACTTCGCCCGCATCACCTCCAGCGCCGCGATCTCCATCACACGCACGCCTGCAAACACCTCCTGCCGGTCGCGCTTCTTGATGCCTTGCAGGCGCATGACTGGATCAAGCGCGGTGTAATCGAGGCCGGTCGGTCCGGACATGCCGGAGCGCCACTGCGTCTGGAGCGCGGCGAATACCTCAAAGGCGTTCCAGTTGTCGGGCCAGACCTCGATTTCGATCTCGAAGTCATCCGGCGAAAACCCGAACGCCTCCATCTCGTCATCGGAGGCCGAGCCCTGGTAGAGCGCCCGAGCCGCCGCGATCAGTTTCCCCGCTTGGCCTGGGTGATCTCGGTGATGTACGCGCCGATGATCTCGCGCGGGGCGCCTGCGAAGTTCTGGCAGAGCAGTTCAATCGACTCTTTCGAGAACGGATCCTCCAGTTCCCAGCCGGCGAGCACGTCTTCGACCAGGTCGGCATCCTTGCGCTTCTCGATGCCCTTCATCATTTCCGAAAGCTGGTCGCGGGTGCGGTGCTTGAACTCGAATTGCAGCTCTACGCTGTCGCCGCCGTGAACCGGAATCGCCACTTTGGCTTTGAAGGTCGGGGCAACTGCGAGTTTGAATTTAGCCATGATGTGTTTCCTCTTCGGGATTCAAAAAAAGAGGGCGCCAGACCGTCTCCGGCGCCCTTGCAGAAGGTTCTGCTAGGTGGCTGAGCGGTTAGGCGGCGTAACGGACGGGGCGCGACAGCAAGGAGAAGGTGCCGGCCACGGTGTCGACCTGCCCCTTGTTCTTGGTTGGCGTTTCGTTGAGCGAGACGTAGCCGTAGTAGTAAATCTTCGAGCCGTTCTTGTTGATCATCAGCAGCGGACGGATTGCACGCGCGTCAGCGGCCTTCTTGACTGCCTGATAGCCGGCCAGGGTCGGGTCGTCGCCGATTTCCATGGAAATGGTCTGAGCCGAGTACATGGTCGGAATCTGAATCTCGAAGTCCGATTCCAGCGGGCTGACGGTCGCGAACTGCTGCTCGCCGCCCGACGTGCTGATGCCGATCACCTGAGTGATCTGGGTGAAGGTCAGGATCTTCTGCGCGCTGCCCGAGGAGGTGCCGGCCGGGAACACGTTCACGTCGGACGTGTCGAAGCCTTCCAGCTCGAAGGTGCCAGTGGAGACGTTGGCAATGCGGAAAACCCGCTCGTTGGCGCGCTGCCAGCCCGACTTCAGGATGATCATGTCGCCATTGGCGAGGCCGTGCGCCGCAGCGCTCACGACAGCGGTGGTTGCGTTGGAGATGCCGGTTACCGCGACGGCAGTGCCGAACGAGGTGCCGAGGTGAATGGTTGTACCGTCAGGGATGCTGAACGCCACGTTTGACTCCTTTTGCCGAACTTAGCGGCAGTTGACGCCCGTTCGGGCAATAAAAAACCCGCCGAAGCGGGTTCTTGATTTTGGGGTTGTGGCTACTGGTCAGCGCGGTATCGCAACCTGACCGGCAGCATGTAGTGCGTGTCGCCCGGAATGCCTGGGTATTGGCTCGCAGGCGCCGTGACTTGCAGCCAGAACGCGCCCGCCTGGAGCCTGAGCATCATCGGGAACAGCGCCGCGATCTCGTCGGCCAGCGCCTCAGCCGCTCCCGCCCCAGTGCCGAGCGGCACATAGACGGAGACCTGAAACAGCCCGAGGTAGCCGCGATGCTCGCCAGCCAGGTCGATGCTGGTCGTGTCGGCCGGCAGCAGCGAGGCGCGCAGGTAGGCGCCTGCTGGCGGGGTGAACTTGACGTTATCCCACGCGACCGGGATCGGCTTTGCGGCTGCCCATGCGGCCAGGCGCTGCTCCAGCAGCGAGCGAATCAGCTTGTTGCTCATGTATCCAGCTCCCGCACGGCCTGGTTGACGTAGTTTTGAAACTCGGTCGCCGTGACGCCGGCAACGCCTTGGGGCGCTTGCGAGGAATGGCCCATTTCGAGGTCGTAGCTGTACGGCACGTTGTTCGCCAGCCAGATCGAGTTGATGCCAGCCTCGTACAGGGCCAGCACAGCCTTGCCTGCCGCTAGCGTGGAGTCGCCAGCCGCATCAACGCGCTCGATCATCTGCCGCGCCGGAGCGCCGAAGGTGACTTGCCAGTTGCCGCGAAAGCGCCCCCCGACGTAGCCCTCCGGCGCCTTGCCTTGTATCTCGGTCTTGCCTGTCGCGAGATTTGTGCTCGGGTTCAGGCTCAGCCAGATATCCGGGTTGCCGACGGGCGATCGGTCGATCAGCTTGGCGAGCATGTCGGCGCCCGACTTGCGGACGACCTGCTCGACGTTGCCTTGGGCCTTCTCGACGAACTTGGCGAGATCCAGCGTGAACGCCATACGTCACCTCATGATGGACGCGGCATAGACCAGCGGCGTGCCGGCCGGGCTTGCTGGTGTGGCGCCGAGCATCTGCCAGTCTTGCCCGTCGTACTCGATGACGCAGCCTGGGCCGGGAGGCCACAGCAGGCCAGCCGCTGCGATCTTCAGCGCCCGAATGTTCGACTCGATCAGTGTTCCGCCGACGAGCTTGTTGTCGAAAGCCTCGACGGTTCCCTTGCTCGCCGGCAGCACTACGGCCGTGATGCTCTGCGTCTCGGTCGAGCCGACCACAGTCGAGCCCGTTATCGGGTCGTAACTGTCGGCGGTGACGCGCTTCATCGTCAGCACCTGCCCGTATTCGCCGATCATCTCGGCAGCCAGTGCGGCCATCTCGTCATAGAAGGCGCTCATGTCACCCCCTGGTCAGCCGGATCTGATTGCCGCCGAGGTAAGGCCGCAGCAGCGCCATTGCGAACGACTCGCCGGCCGTGATGGCGCGACTACCGGCCGCATAGGCGGTGCTTTTCGATACAGCGCCGTCGACCGACACGGACTCACTCAGCACCTCGCGCCCGGATGCGCCGTAAAGCGCCCCCGCTGCCGCCTCTCGCGCGATCTCCGCGCCGGCCTGCACTACCGCTGCCGGCACTTCATCGAATGAGGGCAGCGTCTTTGCGGACAGCCAGGTGTTAGCCATCAGCACCGCGCGAGCGGGATCGCCCGTACCGGGCCAGCCAGCGCCGAGCAGCGCGTCTACTTGCGCGACAGTGATGTAGTCCATCGGTTATGCCTCGGGCTTGGGCTTGCGGGTGCGCGGCTCGGGTTGTTTCTTGCGGCCCTGCTCGATGCGTTGCAGGGTCGCGAAATCGACTGGCTGACCGGGGATCAGGCCGTCTTCGTTGCGTTGACTCATGCGTCAAACCTCCAGCAAGGCGAGGGCCGAAGCCCCCGCCAGGCGATCAGTTGGTTACGAGGAAGCTGATCGGCACGTTCTTGCGCTCAACCACGCGGGACCACGCAGCGTCAGCCGCCAGCTCGGACAGGGAGAACGACACGCTCGCCGGGGTGCCAGTGTTCTGGTAGCCGAACGGGTGCAGAATCCAGGTCTTGCGGGTCCACAGGGTTTCGACGCCAGCGCCGTTGCCCTGATTGGCTTCGCGCTGGACCTCGACCGGAACGACCGGAGCACCGTCGCCGTAGCCGAACGCGCCTTCACCGAAGATCACGGACGTGTACTTGAAGCCCGAGGTAGTACCCGCCACGACCGGCAGGCCGTCGTCGACGATCACGCGCAGGCCCATGTACGTCGGGATGGTCAGGCGACCTTGGCTGTCCGGGACGTAAACGATGTCGTCGTTCTTCACCATCTGCTTCATCACGGAGCTATGGACCGCGATGGCGCGCAGGGCGTCGGCCGCGTCGCCCATGGTGTAGACGGCATCGGTGAAGGTGTCGCGGTTGAACTTGGTGGTCGCGGTCTGCGAGCCGGTCGCTTCGGCTGCCACGTTGATGACCATATCGCCGCTGTTGTTGGCGACGTTATCGGCCAGCACGCCGTTGCAGGAGGCGATCAGGCGGCGCTGCCACTGACGCAGCCAGTAGGCGTCGACGCGAGCGCGGATCTGATCCATTGCGCGGCTGCCCATGGCCAGCTCGGAGGCTAGGTCAGCAGCAGACAGACCCTTGTTGAGGAACGCCTTGCGCGCGATCTGCTCGCCCTGGACGATCTTGTCCGGGGTGGCCAGGGTCGCCGGGTTGTCGGTGGACAGGTTCGGCGCCACGGTGGCGTCGATGTCCTTCCAGAACGGCAGCTCTGCGGTCTTGCCGGCTGCGGTGGCGATATTGTCGAGCAGGGCATTGCGGGTGACGACGCCCGACTCGAAGAAGGCGGATTTCTCAGGGGAGTTGACGGCGGGCAGGTCTTGGAAAACCTTGACGTCGATGATGTCAGACAGTTGCACAGTGGCCATGGGGGTTATTCTCCGGTGCCGTAATAGTCAGTTTTCAGGCGCTCATACAGCGTCGGGTCGCTCTTGCGAATGGCCGACAGCTCTGCGCCTGTGTATTCGTTGAATTTCTTGACGGCCCCGCCGCTCGGTTGATTGCTGGGAGCCCCGCCCCCTGTTACCCCGCTCGCGTCAACGAGGAAGGGGTACTTGCTCTTGAGATGGGCCAGCACCTTGTCGTGCTCGACCTCTACGCCGCCCAGCTCGAAGCGGACGCCGTTGTCTGTGTGCTTGGCCAGTTGCGCGACCTTCTCGGCCAGCAGTTCGCTGCGGTCGCGGTCCTTGGATAGCTGCCCCGCGAGGCGCTGTGCCTCCAGGCTGATCTCCTGGCGCTGGATCTTGGATTGGAACTCCGCGAACTTGTCGGCCAGCTCTTGCTTGGCCTTCTGCTCGCGCTCATACAGGGACTTGAACTCGCCCTTCTCGCGCTGGCGTTCTTCCTCGGCGCGGGCTTTCTCTTCTTCCAGTTCGCGCGCCTTCTGCTTGGCCGTCTTCGATTCGCCCAGCAGCTCGTCTACCTTCGCCTTCAAGCCGCCGGTCTCTTTCTCAACCAGGGCGCGCACTTCGTCTTCGGTGTAGGTCTTGGGGGTGTTGTCTTCGCTCATCATGCCCTCCGGGCAGTCTGTTGCCGGTCACAAACCAGCAGGCATAAAAAAGCCCCGCACGATGGCGAGGCTCTAGAAATGAAAAACCCGGCGCCGGGCCGGGTCTTGGTTATCTGGTTTTTACGATCAGTGGGTATTTATCAGCCATGGTTCGGACGACCATCTCATCATCGTTCAGTTCAGGCTCTACCTGAAGCAAGACCCGGTCACCATTGGTGAGGTCACCGTATATTCTCGCCGCAACCGGCCTTCGCACAACGTCGCCGCCCTGGAGTCGAACGAGCATCGTTTCGTCGTCGGTCACATCACTACCCTCTCGCCTTTCATGGCGCACAGAAAGCAAACCCGCTGCTTCGTCGCACCCTTGCCGGCGCCGATCTTGGTTTCGATGTACTCGCGGCCCCCGCATCGGTGGCACTGCGGCATGGCCTGCGGCTTGGGCATCTTGCGCACACGCTCGCGCACCTGCTCCGCTTCGGTCTGCGGGGCTGGTGTGCCTTGGATGACGTGGAATCTTGGGCGGTCGGTCATGCAGCCAGTTTAGCGAACGCAGCGGCATCGCGCTCGCGCAGTTGCTCAAGCGTCAGATAGCGGCCGTTCGGGCTGTACAGATCCGGCAGCTTCAAGCCGCCTTCGCGGATCAGCCTGCCGCGCTCCGGGCCTAGCACCTGATCCTGACGTGCTGCGGACTGGCGTTCCAGCCACTTGGCGAAGGTCGTCTCTGCCGGCACCTGCCCATCCATTGAGGCGCGGTCACTCGGGCTGATCTCGTCAATCGGAATGCCCAGCTCACGCCAGCTTTTCGTCACGGGCGTTGAGGTGGAGCGGCAATTCCAGTGGATGCGGCCGGGGCCTTGCAGCCAGTTGACCTTGTGACCGACTGGCTTGTGTGTGCCAGCCTCGTACTTGAGCCCGTCGCGGATTCGGCATGGCTCGGATGTTTTGGTGTCGAGCGTGCTGCGCCAGACCTCGGCCTTGATTAGGTCGCGGTTCGAATCAATGAAGTGGTCACGAGCAACCGATGCCGTGTGCCCGACAGCCGTTTGCACAACCGCCATCAGGTCGCGACGTGGCCGCTGTAGCAGGCCGTCAGCGTAGCCAGCAGCCCGCGTGCCACGAATGCTGCGAACGATCTCTGATGCAGTCTTGCCCTCGACGTAGCCGATGCGGATGGCGTCGCGAATCTTCGTCATTCGCCCGGCTTCGATGTGGCTCGCCCACTCCTTCAGCAGCCGGCCTTGAAAGGGTCGCGACATCGCCGCGCTGTAGACCTGGGCAGGCGCTACCTTGGCAATCGGAAACCGGATCTGAACCGGTGCCGGGATCGCTTCGGCGTACAGACTGAACTGATAGCCAGACTCGTACGCAGCAAAGGCCTGCAACTCATCTCCTAGCGCCTCAGAAACGCTCGCATAGGCCGCTGCGTTCAATTCCCGCACCGACCCTAACAGACGCTCCAGTCGTTCAACTGTGAACGAATCAGCCGGCATCCGCTCAAGGGCTGCGGCCAGTTCGGCAGCAAGGTCCGCGTCAGTGCGATTCAGCAGCGAAATCATCCGGCGAATCACGCCTTCGGAATACTGCTGCAGGTCGACGGCGTGCGCGGTCAGCTCATCGAACAGCAGCTCGTTGACGGTTGCCATTAGATCACCCCAAGCGCAGGCCCTTGTGCGCCGATGCGCTCTTGCTCGCCCTGCCAGTCGTATTCATCAGAGATCACGCCGCGCCGCTGCATCTCAGCGAACAGCGTCTCGTCCGACAGTTTCCCGGCGTTTGCCATATTGAGCAGCAGCGGCAAGGTAGCCTCGGGCATGTAGTCGGCGTCAAAATTCCCGCGCATCTCGACGGCTCCACCCTCGGGCAGGCCGCTGTAGTCGGCGAAGATTTGCAGCAGTTGCGCGATGCAGTCGGCGAACTGGCATGCCATCCGGGCCAGCGGGGACAGCTCTTGCGCCGCCTCTTCGTTGGCTTGGGCTGCGGTCTTGGTCTGCTGCTTGTCGCGTTGCAGCAGCTTGGCGCCGGCCATCCGCATATCGTCGATCAGGTCTTGCAGCGACTCGCGACCTGCCGTGATCGCGGCCCCGGTGTGCTCGACGTAGCGAGCGTCGCCATCCTTCGGCATGCGGGTAGCTGAGCCGGCGCTGATCGTCAGGCTGAACTGCTCGTCATCGGTGAACATGAACAGCAGCGGCACGCGCGCGACGTGTAGCAGGTTGTCTTGGTCCGACTGGCTCTGCCAGTGCTTGACGTTGAGATAGGCCAGCTCGATCAGCGCAGGACGCGCCGTCAGGAATCCAGTGCGGCCGGTGTAGAAGGTGACCAGCGGGATGTAGGAGAGCGTGTTGCGGCCCTCGTCATACAGCGACCAGCTGCCACCAGTCTTGCGGTAGAGGCGCCACAGGCCCGGCTCAAGCACGCGGATCTGCTCGATGATCTCGACGCCGTAGGCGCCATCTGGCACTTCCACGCTTTCGCTGAATCGGAACTGAGCCAGCCGGCCACCCTCTACACGCCAGCCCAGCACGCGCTCAGGGTGAATCAGCACCGCGTACGGGCGAACCCCTGCGGCCATCTCGTCGGCAGCCGTCTGCAGCTCGCCAGCCTGCGGGTAGTCGATGAGCGCGTGACAGAGGCCGTGGCTCAGCGCGATGCGGAAAAACTCGACCGCCCACGATGCCAGGCTGTTGCCGCTCTGATCCACGTCATCGCACAGGGCGGCAATCGCCTCGGGCACGTCGTCACCGATCTGTAGCGGCTCGGCAAACACCCGCGCCGTCATGTTGCTGACTGTCTCGGCGTAGGCCGGCAGCAGCGTCGAGAGGCGCAGGCGGGCCAGATAGGCATCGTCTTCCTCGGCCGGGTACTGCGGCAGCAGGGCCTTGCCTGCGGCGCGCATCGCGGAGGTGCCGCCCATCAGCGGGGCCACGATCTGCCAGTCGGCACGCATGGCGTCTACTGCCGGGATGGTCTGGCTGGGATCGTTGCTCATGGTTACATCCGTAGCGATTGGGTTGAAGTGACGCGCTTGATGATCGGGAAGCGGTGAACGACGAAGTAGCCGAAGGCATCGGCCGGGTCTTCCGCGCCGTCCTTGTTGGGCTCGCCTTGTTCGTTGTAGGCCTGCTGTTCGAGCACCTGCGTGGTGACCGGGCATTTGTCGGTGTTGATCTTCAGCCGCCGCACGCCCTCGCCATTGAGGAGCATCGCGTTGACGGCCAGCACACGGTCACGAACCATCGGGTTGGCCGGATTGACGCGAACCGTGAAGCCCGCCTGCTTGAGCAAGCTGTGGTCCGATTCGCTGCCGTTGACGCTCTTGCGGTTCTTGCCGCTGGCGTCGGGGTACACAGTGATCTTGTGGCCGGGGAACCGCTGCTGAAGCGCTGCGATCATGGCCGGCGTGTCGAACAGGCTGGTCAGCTCATCCAGTTGGCGGGGCTCGCCGTCACGCATGACGAAGACCGTCGCGGCCATCCGGTTGATGTTGAAGTCCATCCCGATATGCAGCTCTTCACCCGGGCGAATCGTCTCGTCAGTGTGATTCAGGCGCCGGCAGAAGTTCGGGTAGACCGATCCGCTCACAAGGTTGACGAACTGGCCGTCAATGTAGGCGTCGACCAGATTCGCCGGGTACGACTCACGCAGCGACGGGATGTAGTCTTTCGGCAGGTTCTTCGCGTTCTGCCGAGTGCTGGCGTGAACGATGCCGTACAGCGGGCGCTGGCTTGGGTTGGCGGCCAGTTCCTTGACGAACTTGCGATAGACCCAATTGAACCCCTCGGGTGTCGTGGTTACGTCAATCGTGTTCTCGTCTCGGCCGGGCCAGACCGTCGACATCCGCGCGATGATCTTCTTCCAGGCGCTGTCGGCCTTCTTGATCGGCATGCAGTCGATCTCATCCACCAGCGCGTGAGCGATGTTGAAGCCGACGATGCGATGCGGGTGCTCCATGCTCTTGCAGACGATGGTCGACAGGCAGCGGCCTTTCTGGTCGCGCAGATGCACCCGCTTGTTGCTCGGCACGATGTCGGCGAACAGGCCGAATGCTTCAGCCACGCCCGGTATCGTGTCGTAGAAAATGTCCGCGATCTGCGGATAGGTCGGGGCGAAGTAGCCCTGCGGGATGCCAGGATGCTCCAGCGCGTTGATGCACAGCCGCACGCAGCCTACGAACGTCTTGCCGCTCCGGTAACCGCCAACGAACGCTGAAAACTTCTTGGGGTGACTGATGAACTCGAACTGCGGCTTATTCAGCTTCAGGGTCGCTTGCATCTTCCACCCCCATAATGACTTGCTTCGGCTCAGGCAAGCCTTGGTTCGGGTCTTCCAGTTCGCGGCGAAGCTTTTCGTTGGCTAGGCGCTTGCCTTCGAGGTCTTCGCGCGTCTTGGTCAGCGACTCAATGCGAGCCAGGTAGCGATCAGCCAACAGGTCGTAGCCATCAGCCTTCGCCATCAGCACGCGATTCAGCAGAACCTTCGTCAGCCGAAGCTCTTGGTCGATCTGGTCAATCTCGGTCGCATGGAAGTCCGCCAGCTCTTCGTCCGTCAGGTACTTGCTGTAGATCGAGCCGGGCTTTGCCGCATTCTTGTTGCCTGCCGCGCCCGTGCTCTTGCCGCCGTGCAGCTTGCAGCGCTTGGAACCCGGTACCGCGTGCCGCTTGCATGGTTCCCCGCTGCGGGTCTTCGATCCGCATAGGGCCATGGTCGGGCCTCATTCATGGGGTTGTTTTCGCGAATGATTCATTCAACGTCGTTCGGATGGCGTTCGGCGCCTCACACGCAGCCCACCAACCCAGCCGCCCACCGCACGCCCTCAACCACAGCCCAGCCGATCAGGCATAGCGTGGCGAGGCAGGAGGCGAGGACGGAGATCCAGACGGCGCGCTTCATTGGGGCAACCTCGCCTCTACCTTGGTGATGACGCCTTTGCAAACCACTTTCTCCACCTTGCCCCAGTCAGGCTCCGTGCGGGCAATGCGGCAAACGAGAGCGAGCCCGGCAATGTAGGCATACACCCACCAGCGGATCTTGATGACCGCCACTAGCTGGACGCTTGCCATACAACCTCCACGCTGCCATGCAGACGCTCAGTTATCAGTCGCTGATCGCGCCGGTGAATCGTGAGGGGCTGACGGAAGCGGTCGACGATGCCGCGCCTGGCATCTGCAAACACGACGAGGCGATGCTCCACTCCATCAAGGAAGACTTTGCGCAGCCCTCGCCCGTCGTCAGCCGCATGAATCCACGGCGGGTTTTGCTTCACGGGCTCACCTTCTTCTCGCCGGCCTTTATCGCCCACTCACGCAGCTTCTCCACGCCGATGAATCCGACAGCGCCGCCCGCGAACGTAGCCATGCTCTGCGGCAGGCCGAAGTATTCGAGGAGTGGAACGAGCGTCAGCGTGGCCAGGCCACACAGCGCACCCTCTAGCGCCATCTGCCGAGCATTGCCGCCGCCATAGACGACGCGCAGCACAGCGATAGCGACAGACAGGCCCAGCGCATAGAGGCTGGGGGCTACTGATTCGAGCCACGCGGCAAGGGCCTGCCAGGTTTCAGGGCGGTCGGGCATCTTCATATCTCGGTTATCCCGCGCGGGGCTCTTGTGATTGGGTCCGGCTCTCCGATGCGCTGTCATCCGCTAGATGGCAAAGACGCAGGATCGGGAGCCGGAAATGAAGAAGCCCCGCACTAGGCGAGGCTTGAAATTGGTGCGCTGGGTGGTGAGCCCTTATCTACCGTTCGCGCATAAAAAAAGCCCCGACATTTCTGCAGGGGCTTTTCGGATCTCACTCACCAAGGGTTCAGTTGTCAAGGCCATCCCGAGGCAAGCAGTTGCTAACCCCACCATCTCAACGCGCAAGATCGACAGGATGGGAATACATTACTGCCATCCTGCCATTCTGTCAAGCAGCTCGACATGAAATCAAACCTTCCATGTCCAGAATGGCCTGCGCCTCTACCAGCGCCTCATCGACCAGCCGCTTCAGCTCCCTGCGGATGCCTGCCTTCCACCGATGCTGGGTGCGCTCCGGCACGGGGTCATCGCTCCAGTTGTCCATGCTGTACCAGCCCGACGGGAGAACATTTGTACTCCGCTTGCCATCCGCGCCCGGCAGCTTGGGATAGGCCCAGGTGACGACGGCGCAATTGATGAACCGGGCCGGCGCCGGAGACTGGATCGTGCCGACCAGCTCAGCGATGGCGATGCGCTTGCGCTCGGCGTGCGTCGAATACTGCGCGACGATGGCCCGCCAGTGCTCGGGACTCAGCATTGCGTGAAGGCGCGCGAATACCCAGCAGTCGACCAGTAGCGATTCCTCCTTGCCGCTGATCTCCCCCGGAATGCGCGCAGCCTGCACGCGCGGCTCGAACTCACAGCCCCCGGCGCTGGCGATAGTCTCGGCGGCCAGGGCGCGGACTACTGCGGAAACCACGGATTGATATTTCATGCTGCGGCTCCCCGTACTGCTGCCGCATCGCGGCGAAAGAATGCCCCGCCGACGCAGTGGACCAGCGTCCGCTTGCCGTTGGCGTAAGTGATGTCGTGCGTGTGCGTCCAGCCGCTCGGGCTGTCGACGTTGTAGCCCATGTCCATTTTCGAGCTGGTCCCGACCGAGTGGGCGCCGTCGATGATCTCCGCGCCGTGCGAGTGGCCCTTCGTGACCTTCGCGCCGATGTTGGCGAAGCCGCGCGTCGAGCCTCGGGCGCCGTTCGGCCCCTTGTGCCCATGCCAGGCGAACTCGATCCCGTGGCGCATGAACGACTCGCCCGGTTTGAGCCAATGCAGGCGCTCGCCATTAGCCATTAGCCGGTCCATCCAGTGCTTGAACGGGTCGCAATAGCCGCCCTCATGGATAGCCCGCAGCATCGCCGCCTTGGTTTCGTGGAACACCAGGGCGTTTTCCATGTCGTTCGCGTGATCGGCGCGCTCTAGCCACTGGCCGAAATGGTCGTGATGGTTCGATCCGGCGATGACGGTCGTGTCGGCAAGCTGCGCGAGGGTGTCGACGTGGCGCGCGGTCGCCTTCAGCTCATGCAGCACGCCGCTTGTGCCGCTGACGTGGCGCCGGAACTTTTCGAAGTAGCGCGCGTGGTGGCTGGCGGATCCAAAGTTGAGCACGTCATGCAGCACCAGATAGCGCGGACGGATCAGCTCGGCGAGGGTCTTGGTTGCCTCTGTAACGCTCGGGTCGGCCATCTCCGCATGGATATCCCCCATCGTCAGGACTTCGGCTTGCGGTGCGCGCTCTGCGCCCTTCACGGTGTACTTGGTCGCCAGATCAATGAACGAGCCGTCGCGCATCGGGCAAATGTGGCGGATGTGGTTGCGCGTGCCGTCGACTTCCACGACCACAGCCCCGAGCGTGTGGTGAAACTCGCCCCGGCGCCCGGCATTGGTGTCGCTGTACTGCTCGACCGTGCAAGCGCCCGTGGTCAGGACCAGCTTAGCCGGCTCGCCCACGGCGGTGGCAATGGAGCGCAGCGCGATCTTGGTGTGCCCGAGAATGGCCGAATCAGTCCCCGAAACCGTCAGCCAGCCCTGCAAAGGATTGACGGCGGTCGGCTGGATCTTGATATCTGCCAGCACAACCAGGCGCTTGGCGATCTTGGTTCGCTCATGCGTCAGGTACGGCAGCAGGCGCGAATCCCACCAGTCGTCATCGGCCACTTCATCCCGACGGGTCGGGTTCTTGTAGCGCATCGGGATCACGATCAGTTTGGCGCCACGCAGCGAGCAATAGAGCTGCAGCGTCTTCAGAAACCCGGCATGGGCCTTGGTCGCGTTTACCGCAGCCGTGACGACGTAGGTCGCCGCTGCGCTCTCTTGCTCAGCAAGCGCAACGCCGCGCGTCTCGTTGTAGATATGCGAGCAGCCGCCGCAACGCAGCCGCCGCTTGCCGCTGCGGTACGAATGCACACGACTGACAGAGTGTTGGCATTTTGGACATCCCAGCATCAAGCAGCCTCCCCCGAGGTGTAGCCAGTAATGCGAACGCGCACGGCGCCGCCTGTAACGATTTCGTCGCTTACGCTGAGCTGAGTAACGAATCGGTTGTCGTCGATGCCCAGCGCGTCAGCCAGGCCGTCCCTGCCGGCCTTGAACGCGGCGAGCATGTTGTCGTCGTCCCGCTTGCGCCGGTCGGGCGGCAGGAACTCGATTGCGAGCAGCGCCCGGCCCTCTGGCATCCTCAGCCCTGCGGCCTTGCACAGCAGATGGCAGTCGGCGCGGTACTTCTTCGCAACCGGCGCCTTGGCTCGCCAGTGCTTGCGCGAGTTCGGGCTCAGCTCCTTCGGCGGCCATGGCAGCAGGACTTCGGTCATCTATTCGCCCTCGCCTTCGCTTCGAGCGCATTGCGCACCATGGACCGCAGCAGCGGGTGCATTCGATTCAGCTCGCCCGCTACCCACTGGCGCCACTTCGGCAGCCCCATCGGCTTGCATCTGGCGCGCATCTTGTCCGCGATTGCGAGCGCAAGCTGCTCCGCACGCTCCTTTGCAATCAGCCCTTCCGCTGACAAACAATTCCTCGCCGCAGAGTGGTTCATTCATTGCTCGCACTCGCGTAGTGGTGCTTGCAGTGAGCCTCTGGCAGCCCTCGGACAGGGAATCCGCAATCTGCGCACTGCGTTGGCGCAAAGCTCAGGTGCTTCTCGGTATCGAACGACACGTCTACGCCGACAACGGTGCGAGGATCGCTGCACACAGCGCCCCCTGCTACCTTGCGCACGCCGTCCGCCAGCTTGCGGCCGACTTCTTTGCGCTGCTCCGCCCTGTCGTCCTCATCCATCATCTGCAGCCGGCGAGTCGCGCTATCGGCAATGTCCTGCCAGTCGCGACGAGCGCTCTTGTGGCCGCGCTTTCCGGTCGCCGCCGCCTTCTTGAATACGTGCTGCGCCACCGGGCAGGTGATGCCCAGCAGCTCAATCAGGCGGTATACGTCCACGCGCTCATAGGCGGAAACGTCGATGAAGTAGTGGTCGTGGCTCATGCCTTCTTCTCCGCAAATGCCGATCCGACGATGAACATCGAAAGCGTGAGGCTGGCCGCCGCCATGAGCGGATGCCCGCTGTAGATCAGGGCCGAAATTTGGATTGCTGACAGGGCGCCACTCCACCAGACACGGCTACGGATGGCCTCGGCCGCATCTCCCTTCACTCCGCCAACAAACAGCGCAAGTCCGCCGAACGACATGATGATCAGCAGCGTGTAGTAGGCGAAGTCATGCAGGAGGCTGCCTCCGAATGCCAAGGAGGCACTAAGGGCAACGCAGAGGGTGTCCGCGAAGACGTGTTTTGGTTGAATAGTCATGCCGCCACCTTCCCTTCTCTAATCAAAATGTCCTGCGTCCGCATAACGCCCTCGGCGTGGGCGTGGCGGGCTTCGTCGTTGCTCAGATGGCGCGTGCGCCGGTCGATCTCGTCATGGCAGGCGGAACAGGCCCATGCACCCTGAAGGTCGTTTGGCTTGCAGCCGACGCCGCACGTACCGGCCATGCGGTAGTGGGCGAGAACGGTGGTTTCGGGATTGCCGTTGCAGATGCCTGGAATGCGGACTTGGCAGTCACGGCCGCGCGCGGTGTCGCGGAGCTTCTTGCTCATGCCGCAGCCTCCCCAAGCAGATCCCCGAAGAACACGCCCTTCGGCACGTAGTAATCAGCGATGGTGTCCGTGTACTCGCAGCCCTGCTTGGTGCCGAAAAGGCGCGTCACCGGGAAACCGTCAGGCCCGAAGAGCGGGTTTGGCCCCATCAGGAACAGCTGCTCAGCAAAAGACTTGTCCGCGAAGTACCGAGCCCAACCGGCAGCAAAACGCTCGTCATCGCGGCGCATGATCGGCACGCCGAACATCAGCTTGCAGTAGGCGCGGATCTCTTCTTGGCCGCCCTGCTCCAGCGTCGAAGCCACGCGCTTGTACATGCCAAACCACAGCTGGTTCTGATCAAGCGAGCGGTCCTTGCCAGGGCGAACCGAGACAACGAGGTACTTGTGCTGGCGGAATGCCTCGGTCAGGCGCGTGCATAGCTCCATGAGGCGAGCAGCACTGTTCACGCTGACCTTGAAGGACTCTTTCGAGAGTGCGGTGCGCTCAGCCATACCGGCGCCCCTCCCGCTGATCGTGCACGTCCTGGCAGGGCTTGCAGCGCACGGCGCTTGATACGGCAGCGCGGCGCTCTTTCGGTATGTCGTACCCGCAATCGAGGCAATCAGGGCGCCCCTGCCCCTGCATACGCGCCCGCGCAGCAGCCACCACACTCAGCCGCTCGGCGGTCTCAATTCCGGTAGCTCGGTCGCTCGGATCTGCGGACTGGCGCGATTGGCGCAGGGCCTCGGCGATTTCCATGTAGTCGGTCATTTCGATGCCTCCCTTGCCATCGCCTCATCGACCATGCGATCCGCAATACCGCTGAACACAGGCATCTTTCCCTCATGCCAAACAGCAAGGGTCGAACTGGTACCGACAGGACTCCGAACAAGCTTCCATCGAGCGGCATCCTTACGCAGCGTCTCGTTCTCGGCGGCCAGACGCTCTACCTCTGCGATCAGATTCAGTGCCGTTCCGGGGCCTGCAGCTGCCAAGTATTCTTCGTATGCATCCTTCCAGACGGTCGCTGGAATGCCATCAGCGCGCTCCAGCGAAATGACCATCTCAGCCAACCGCCTCAATTCGTCGTACTTGCTCATCGCTTCGCCCCATACGCCCGCTTCTGCGTGCCGTTCATCAAAACGATTCGGTAGTCATTCCCGCGCTTCATCCGCACGACCTTGTTTTCTTCCTCGTCCACGCGGAATCCGTCAGCGAGTAGCTGATTCACGACGGCGCGCTGGGTGAGGGTCATTGAGTTGGAGTGGTTCATGCCGGCACCTCGGTTGCCTTCTGGCGCTCTGGCTGGAATTCGCCGCGAAGGGGCATCAGCGCCGTATCACAAAACCCGATGTTCCCCGGCGCCTCTGGATGCGCGCAGATCCAGCCGTTCGCGGTTGCCTG